TAAGATACTAAGAACGGCGCTTCAGCGGAAACGAAAGTTCCATAGCCTGCTTGATTCGATCGCGTTCTTCAGCGGCTCGGCCCTCGAAAAATCTGGCCATCCAATCCTGATCTGGATGGCGAAGCAGACCATCAGGCTCAATCGCAAATACACCCGCGATCCGCTCCTGCCAAGCAGGCTGCGGCATCTGTCCCTGCCACCATCGAGAGGTCTGGCTTTTATCAACACCCAGCTCGCGCGCGAGATCGGCCTGGGTCATGTTCCTGGTCTCAGCCCACTCCTTGATAAAGTGGCGCCTGATCGGCGTCTTATTCTGATGAATGCGCGTGGGTTTTTGCATGGTTGCGATTTTAGCAACCGAGCTTTTTACGGTCGCTAGCAGAATGCGCAATCATGACGCTTGACGATGGTTGCGGATTATGCAACCATCTATTCCATGAGCAAGACGATTTCCCCCCTCGCAGCATATCGGGAACTGACCGGCAAGTCGCTGGAAGACCTGGCTACGCCCCTCGGCGTCAACAAGACGACGATACTTAGGTGGGAGAGCGGGGAAATCCCGATTCCGATCAAGCGACTGACTGAGCTGGAGACCCTGACAGGCATTCCGCGCGGCAAACTCCGGCCTGATCTCATGGCAATGATGGGGGCTAAGGGCTAATGCGCCAGACAGTCCAACCATTCCTCGCCGCAGCATTTCTGCCCGATGGCCTTCTTCGTGATCTGGATAGATTGCATCACGGCGGACAGGGGCATGATCAGTCTGGCGACGATGACCAGATCGGAATGGCCATCGAGGCTCTGGAAGCTCTTCTGCTTCGCGTAGAGCGTGAACCGAAAATTTCCGTCGCCAAGGTCTTCGGCCTCGGCAAGTCCCGAGCAAAAAATGTCCGGCACGATCGCCGGTTCGACAAGAAGATGATGCAAGGTGATTGCCTCCCAAGCCAGCAGGGAGGTTATTGTTTGTCTTCCCCGCACGCACAGGCTGAGACAGATCGCGGGGCATCAGCAAGGGCATTTCACAAATTCTTCACTTTAAGGTCAGCTTATCGTTCACGCCGCGTTAATGATTGCAACGGGCGCGTGAACAACTCGCGTCCCGCTTTCATTAGCCGATTTGCGGATTTAGTTGCTGCCACTAGCAAGCGCCTTTCGCAGATCACGGATCAAGGCGCGCGCCACGGCATCGGGCAAGACCAGCCGATTGACGATCCTGTGTTCGTCGGAATGCGTCACCCAGGCTATCAGGCGGACCTCACCATCGACGCGCTCGACATCGACGCCGGTGGCGAAGACATCGACCACGATCACGGGCTCGGTCAGCGGCGGGTCTTTCTCGTCCTCGGAAGCCATACGTCCACCCATTCAGTTTCGCCAGCAATGGCGTCCGAAAGCCTGAGCATCCCAGGCTCCTCCCAACCGCAGGGAAAGGAAGATGCAGGCGGTGACAGCGTGGAGAGACACGCACCCCATTCCCATTCGCCGGCGTCTCCCTCCACGCCCAAGCGAAGCCCGGCGCCAATCCCCCAGGCGCCGGGCACAGTTCCCGCAATGGTGACGCTATGAGCACTCACTGGCACGTCGGCATGAAGGTCGTTTGCACTAAACGTGGCCCTTGGCGCGGTCGCGCCGATCGCTGCGAAGTAAATCCGATCCATGGATGCATTTACACTATTCGGTCCATCCAGGCCTACTTCGACGGCGTGTTCATTCGTCTGGAAGAGGTGCGTAACCCGGAATACGACGACGCGCAGGAGGCGCAATTCTGGGCAGCTCATTTCCGCCCCGTCCAGCCCCGCAAAACCAGCATCGAAGTCTTCCACCGCATCCGTCTCTACCCATCCATTCGCATTCGAGAGGACGCATAGATGAGCGACACCATGCTTGAGCGCGTTGCTAAGGCCATTCACGAGGCATATTGGGCCGAGGAATGGTCCGATGTCTCCAGAGGAGGCATCCAATACCACGCGACGATTCAGCAGGCTCGCGCCGCCATAGAGGCAATGCGCGAACCGACCGAGGCGATGAGCGCGGCCCTCGATGATCAACTTTCTCTTTGGGTGCAGGAAATCGGATCGAACGAGGACGTTTACTACGCCGCCATCGACGCCGCCCTCCAACCTGCTACCGACAGCGAGGCGAAATGAGCGCCTCAAAACTCATCCTCCGGAGCGTGTCTTTCGCGCGTTCTTCCCTTCCCAAGGTATCTTCCGGAGCCAGGACGCGCGGTGCCTTGGGGACTGAAACTTTGCACAAAATCCAGTGTCGTCAATTCCGTGCGTCCATCAAATTCCAATCCACGCCTTTCTCCCCCTTGAGGCGTGTGATCGCCAGCCTCCTCCAAGCTGGTGAACTGCTGCGGAGGAGCGTCGAGCCTACCCAAACCCCTAGGGCTCCGCTCCTCCGCATTTTCAGCGCTCGCAGGGGACAACTGCGGCTGCTGATCTCGAATTCGTTCGGAGCCTTGAAGGCGCTCCGAAGCCTTTTGTCTGACGCGCTCGTCCAGTTCTTGCAGGAGCCTACGAGCCGCGTCTTCCATACTTTCAGTCTCTCGCCAGCCCTTTCGCGTGTGCCTGTTGTCCATGGATCAAACCATGCAGCAGAAGGACTGACGAGATCATGGGAAAAGCACCCGCAGATACGGATAGTAAGCAGATGTCAGATATAGCGTTGGCGAGTTCGTACATCGAGGACATTGGCGGCTCAGGGAAGGTGAAGACCATCCTCAGCAACGCCTATTCCCGGCTCGTGAAAATGTTCCCGCACGAGGAGAAACCAGAGTGGCAATGGACCGAGCGGCGCGTCCGTTCGTTCTGGAACAAAGAGGCGGCTTACGTCGAATTCCGCGAAATGCGGGAATTGCACGCGGCTGCGGCAAAGGCAAAAGAAGAGCGCGAATTGCTCCAGAAAGCGAGGAAAGAACATGCCGCATTCATCGAGAAAACCGCCTCTATTCGTTCGCTTCTTGAGCGTACGGACCCGGATTTCTTTGGCGCTGAGATTGAGAGATTGGGCGGCTTGGGCCGCCGAGTGGATCGCACCGGAACTCACGGGGAATGACGAGCCATGACCGAATGGAACTTCGACATATCCCAAGCCCCGCGCGGTCGAAAGGTGGCATCGACCGTCACCGTGAAGGGCGTCGAGCATGTCCGGGATACCTTTGTCCCGGCCAAGGTGATCCTCGCTACCAAGTGCAGGAAGGTCACGCTTTCGCACTGGCTCCCCGATGAGGAGCGGTGGCTGATGCTTGCCAAGGGCGAGCAGCCGAAGGCGTGGCACGCATGGCCTCAGTACCCGGAAATCACAGAGAGTGACGAGCCGTGAACGTTCCAGAATTCTTCCCGGTCGCCCAGCGCAAGCTCGATGCTCTTTTGGCCGATGGATGGACGATCAATGGATACGCGATAATGAAGGGCGAACACCGCAGAGGCTTTGTGGATCATGGCGGCTTCGTTGGCTGGTGGCTCCCGGAATACTACGCCGGGCACTCCAGCGATCTAAAGCTCTCACCCGACATCATGTTGGCGGAAATGAAGGCGGCAGCCGGCTATCTCCGCAATGCCCGGATCGATCTTGAAACCGGCGCGACAAAGGCGACTGCAATCCGCACCATTGAAGGCGGCTTGAGAAGGCTGGAGGCCGCAATTTCCAAAGCGGAGGTAGTTGAATGAACGCCCTCATAGACCACCGCCAGCGCATCAATGCACTTGATGGCAGCTATGTCCTTGACGAGTACGGCCACTACATCCCCGAGCCAGCCGAAGAGCATTACTCGCTCCCCGTAACCTGGATGATCTGGGTAGGAGCCTGGCTTGTCGGCGTGCTCCCGATCGCCCTGCTTGCTTGGGGCGCTTGGTGGCTGTTCGCATAGCCCGAGAGAGACAGATGTCCGTCAAGATCATCAACGGCGATTGCCGAGACGTGCTCCGGTCGATGCCCGACCAGTCGGTGCATTGCTGCGTCACGTCTCCGCCGTACTTCGGGCTTCGCGACTACGGCGTTGATGGTCAGATCGGCCTTGAGGAAACGCCAGATGCCTTCGTGGCCGAGATGGTTGCGCTATTTCGTGAAGTACGGCGCGTGCTGCGCGATGACGGCACGCTTTGGCTGAACCTGGGTGACAGCTATGCCAACGATACGAAGTGGGGCGGCTCGACGAGCGGCAAGCACGTCAGAGCGCAGCATGGCGATTCCGGCATAGGCCGGCGCCGGCAGAACACCGGCCTGAAATCGAAAGACCTGATCGGCATCCCGTGGCGCGTCGCCTTCGCCCTTCAGGCGGACGGCTGGTATCTGCGCCAGGACATCATATGGTCGAAGCCGAACCCGATGCCGGAAAGCGTCACCGACCGCTGCACGAAGGCGCATGAATATCTGTTTCTGCTCAGCAAGGGGCCGCGCTACCATTACGATGCCGAGGCGATCAAAGAGGAATCGGTTACCAACGATCCGCGCCGGCCTTATGGAAGCCCTGGGGCGAACGCGCTCGACCCGAGAGGCGAACAGGGCGCTGGTAAAGTGCGAGCGCCAGTTAATCGTAAGAGGGGCGAGTTCGACGGCAAGACTAATGCTATGCCCGGCCGGGAGGCGTTCCGAGCATTTACTGAAACGCGAAATAAGCGCAGCGTCTGGACCGTTGCAACTGAGGCTTATTCGGAAGCCCATTTCGCCACGTTCCCGCCGTCGCTGATCGAACCTTGCATCAAGGCCGGCTGCCCGGAAGGCGGCACGGTGCTCGATCCCTTCGGCGGCGCCGGAACGACCGGCTTGGTCGCTGATCGCCTCCAGCGCAACGCCATCCTGATCGAACTCAATCCAGCCTATGCGGAAATGGCTCGCTCTCGCGTATCGGGCGACGCCGGCATGTTCGCGGAGGTCGCATGATCCGCGTTAACTTCTCGGAAATGCCGCCTTCGGCCAACGCCATGCGGTCGCACTTCATTGCCGGCGGAAAAGTCCAATCCGTCAAAAGCAGGGCCTATGCGGCATGGAAGAAGGCAGCGGCGTGGGAAATCGCGGCATTCCGCCAAGGAAAAGTCACAGGTCCGTATCGCCTCTACATCGCCGTACAGCGCGATTGGAGAAGCAAGCGGGCTAGAGACATCGACAATATCATCAAGCCAGTGTCCGACGCGCTGGTGGCCGCTGGGATCGTCACGGATGACAGCCTTGCGGAAGAGGTGAACGCCAAATGGGCCGACAATCTCGATGGCCCTGCGGTGGTGGCAATTATCTGCGCGGCAGAGGAGCAGCTTGCGGCATGAGCCTAGAAACCAAACACGCCATTCTAGATGCCCTGCTGGCCTCTATCGATGAGGAACACGCCTTGGGTGTCATCGAGCACCGCAGAGCGAAGAAAGAGCCGCTGACAGCCTTCGCTGCCAAGCTATTGGCGAAGCAGTTCGCGCTTTGCCCAGACCCGAATGCGGCGGCCGAGGAGATGATCCTTCGTGGCTGGACCGGCTTCAAGGCCGAATGGCTTCGCAAGCCAATCAACCGCGCCGGCAAGCGCACAGTTTTCGACGTTGCAGCGGAGAGATTCAGCAATGGACCAGAGAGCGTATTTGGCGGTGGTCGGAATGTTGAATGCCTTCCCGGCCAGCAACAGCAACCCGGATCTGACGATGGGAGCCTACGAGGCAGTTTTGCAGGGGATTTCCCCGCAAGCCGTCACTGAAGCAGCACAGCGCTTTACCATGGGCGATGTCCCCGGCCAGTCCAAGACCTTCGCGCCATCGATCGCTGAGTTTGTCACGGAAGCACGGCAGCGGCAGGAATACATCGACCTGAAGACGAGGCCACGATTGCCAGCGCCTCCCGGCTACAGCGGAACACCCTGGCACATCAGGCAGGAGAAAGCCCGCACCAAGTACCAGGAATGCCCGGTCATCAAGGAGAACGTCTCCTATGACGAATTCCGCAAGATGAGCGCATCGGGTGAGGTTCCAGTGGGTGGAGCTTGGATAGCTTCGATTCAGACGGTCTACGGGCCGCCAGCGGAACAGATAGCCATCAGAGGGAGGGCGTGATGCTCATAGCCTATTCTGGAAAAGACCCAGAAGACACTCCTTTCAGCGTCAGGGTGACGGGATGGGAATGCACCCGCCATTCCAGACAACTCCAAGCTTATCGCCGGTTTCTATTTGAGGGCGATGACACGATGAAACTGGCCGAACGGTACGGGGTGAAAGAATCCACCGTCCTGCGCTGGATCAGCAACGAGCGGTCGAAGCGTCGGAATCTACCAAGCCCATACGGAGTAAAACCATGAGTAAATCGACACACGAAAAATGCAAGATTCAGCGCCGCGCCGACATGCGGGAGATGACACGATTGCGGCGTGAGGCGGGGCTTGCCTTGCGCGAAGTCAATCCCAATCCAATGGATGTGGCCGCCCGCCTTGCGGAAATACCTCCGGACACGCGATCACTGACGCAGCGGCTTTGTGGGGACCCGCTTCCCCAACGGTCAGCATTATATCGGAAAACCCACTCAAGTGTTTGAAGAATAAGCGAAAATCTGGTAGATTCGCGGTGAATTGGAGCGCGTGAAAGAATGAAAGAATTGGGCGAATTGCTACTTGTCGCGCTGGTCTCGGCGCCGTTGTTCTATCTGCAATATCGAGTATCGCGCGCGGCAGTAGCATATGAGAAATCGCTCTGCGACGACTCCAAATGCAGACCCGGTTATACAACCTATGGAGGGCCGATGTGACCGCCCCCTCCAATACGGAGACGCCAACATGAGCGAGAGCACGCAGGCATCTACTGAGCGCAAGGAAATCCCAGGCCATCTCGAATTTTATGACGGCGAACTTCGTGAGGTCGTGGACGCGAGTAGAACTGGCTGGTGGCGCTTCCACAAGCACTATGACCGCGACGGCTACTGCGACAATCCGGGGCGCGGCTACTAGCCCATCCTCCAACCGCAACACGGGGACACCATGGCAAGAGCAGAGATCATTCGGCTGATACTTTTGTGGGGAACGTGGGCCTTCTTCATCGGCTATGTCGCCGGCAGACATGGATGGCTTAGCTGATGACTTGGTATGCCGTTCGCACAAAGCCAGGCTCACAGATGCCGCAGCGAGTCTATGATGTTGAAACAACCCGCAGCACCAAGGGCTATCGGCTAGTTCCTAGCTTGGACCCGAATATCTCGGCCATCGAGATATCGCTCAAGCGCAACGGCTTCACCTATTACATGCCGGCGGACATCCGCGTTATCCGCGACCGCAAGAAGACCAATGTCTGGACGAAGCGGCGCTTCGCTCTCCTCCTCGGGTACGTCTTCGTAGAAGACTCTCTGAAGCCGATCGATTGGAAAAAACTAGAAGAGAAAACCCCCGGCATAGAGAAGGTCGTGCGGTCTGCCGGCGTGCCCATCCCCATCCTAAAGAGTGAGATGCAATTGCTTCGCGAAATGGAAGCGCAATCGGCCGAAATAGCCGAGGAAAAACTTCGCTTCTTTCAAGAGCGAGCAGCGCTCAAAAGTCAGACGCGTAGGATGACATCCAGCAAGTTTCCGGTGGGCTCCAAGGTAGTGATTACTAAGGGAATTGCGCAGATGAAGACCGGCGAGGTCATCGGCTCAGACCGGGAAGGGCGCCTTAAACTCCTCGTTCAAAAACTGGAGATGTCGGTGCCGTTTGATGCAGTTGAACACGATTATACGGAGGCAGCGGAATGAAGGAATGGCATTGTCCAGAGGACATCGACCAGATTGCTACTAGCATCGTTCGTAAGCAGTACGGTCCAGATGATGACTCGGAATGGGAGACGTACAAGGCGATTGCCGAGGCGCTGATTACTGAACGGAAAAACTTCGCCGAGCTGCTGATGCAGATGTCGCGAGCGATGGAGGATGCGACCAAATGAACGGAAGCACGATGAAGGTAGTGAACCTCACGAAGCCACGGCTGGATATGCTGGAGGAACTTTACTTCGAAGGCCCCATGAACCCATGTGGCGGCAAGGAGTGGCGCGCGCTAACCGCGCTCCATAAGGTGGGGTACGTCGAACTCAACGAGATGCCTTGGGCGCAAGCCATAGCCGAAGGATACAAGCCAGCTCCTGATGATCACCCAGACGACGATGAGTACGTTGTGCTCAACCTAGGAGCCCTGTGGCGCATCTCAGATCGTGGCAGGAAAGCATTGGAAGCCTTCTATGAAAGAGGCGATACAAGGGTTTACCCGCCGCTTGAGCTAGTATTTTGCGCGGGGGTTGCGTGATGTCAAGTTTCAAGACTGCCACAGAACTTATGGAATTCATTTTCTCCGAGGCGGCGAAAATCGGCAACAATCTGCAAACCCAAGACTGTAAATTCATCTATGACCTGTGTGGGGAGTTTGAGCCAAAATTTGCAGGCGCAGCCGGCTCGCCGCAAGATATCATGTATCTGGCCTGCGAAATGGCGCATGAAGCGTTGCTTTGGGAGAGAGAGCGCGCGACGGCCATCTTGAATGCGGTAGAAAAGGATGGAGAGGCCCCGCCGGAGGATGTGTTCTGTAGAGGGTGGCGTTCCGCTGCAGATGCTGCAAGGGTTGAGTTATTGGATATGCTGTCCGGCCCTGAATGGAGCACGGCCAATGACAACTGAAGAGCAGACGCTTCGTGAGCCGACTGATGCAGAGATCGAGGAGGCCAAGTCTATTCTAAAGGGCCTGGATCTTTTTCCGAGAGATGACCAAAAAGTTCGCTGGATTGCCGCCTGCATACGCTTCGTGAGGGCTGGCGTGCCCTTGGTCAAGGTGCCGAAGGACGAGGGCTTGCAATAGAAACTTTCCTCGTATATATTTTCTGTAGGTGATTTGGGCGACAGGGACACGTCACGGCTCATCAGCGGGAAATTCACCTTCCCAGCGCTCACCGTCATTTTGCCTAAAATCCACAGTTTGCCGGTCATCGTCCGTCGCTTCGATAAGCATCGGATCGGATAAGCGCGTTACCCATCGAGGTCGCCGCCGGCAAAGCCCATCAGGAGCCACCGCCATATGAAAAATCTCGATGCGCTCCGCAAGGAAATCATGGCGCGCTATCCGAAAATCCGCGCCTATCTCGCCAAGCACTAATGCCCGAGCCCCGCGCCATCACCGAAATAGCAGAGCGGGCAGCAGAGAAGTTCCACCGCGAGCAGTCCATGTTCTTCGGGGAGGCGGCGATCAACTTGATGGCAACCTCAATGCCGATCGCCGATGTGATCGAATGGCTGGAGCGGCAGGCCGACATGCTGCGTGAGTTCAGTTGATGTCCATCCTCTCCTCATTCCTCAACCTGTTCAGAAGGAAACCCGCCATGAATCTCGACAGTCTCGCCGGCAAGATGGCAACCATCGCCGCCGCAGTCACCAAGCTCAGTGCGGATCTTGCGAACGCCGCTGCTCTCCAGGCTGAGAACGATCAGCTCAAGGCCGCCGATGCAGCCGCACAGGCTCAGGCCGCCAACATCGAGGCTCAGGCTGATGCAGTGATTGCCGCTCTGCCACAGTCGGCGCCTGCCGCCTAAAGGGCCGCCACCATGGCCAAGCGATCCTACTCCGCCAAGGCTGCAGCCAAGGGCAAGGATCTGGGCAAGAAGGGCAAACAGTTCTCTGCCATCGCCAAGAAAGCCGGGAAGAAGTACGGCTCTCCTGAAGCTGGGCAGCGTGTTGCCGGCGCCATCCTTGCCAAACTGCGTATGGCGGCCGCGAAGTGACGATTATTCGTTCGCCGGTCCATTCGCCAATAAGGAGCCCCCTATACGGACCCATGACCGGGTTGTGGGGGTCAACGCTGACTGGCACGATCGCCGACTTCACATATGACATCGACTTTGTAGCGGGAACAGCCAAGGGCGGCACTCAGCCTTACGGCAACAACAACAATGATGGGCGCTTCTTCCGCGACCCCTCGAACACCACGGCGACATATTGCCCGAACACCGCTGGTGTTCTTGTTCTGCAGGCCGCCGCCGGCCTTCGCCGCACTGATCGCGGCGTGTTCTCCTACATGTCCGGCACCAATGGCCTTTTGTGGAATCGCGACCTGAACGGCGGCATCGCAGGCGCTACGTGGGTCGTGACGAACAGCATGACCGCAGCGAAGAGCCAAGCCGGCGCGGACGGAGCGGCCAACCAGGCCACGCTCCTGACGGCGGGCGCAGCCAACGCCACCATAGCCCAAACCGTCGCCGGCAATGTCCAGCGCGTTTTCTCTCTCGACATCAAGCGCGTGACGGGGACGGGCGGCGTATTCCTGTCGCTTGATGGCGGTACAACTGAGACCGATATCTCAAGCCTGATCACCAGTTCCTATTCCCAGCAATTCATCACGCAGTTGATGGCCGCCGGTTCCACATGTCGCATCCGTCTCGCCACATCAGGCGATCAGGTTGCGGTTGACTTTCTCCAGCTCTGCACGCCAACCATCGCCGGTCTGAACATCCCGACGCAGCAGCGCTACGCAACCACCTCTGCGACGGTCATCAACTCGCAAACCCGTCCGAACGTTGCCAGCGCTGACGCCGGTCCGCTCTTTGCGCCGACGAATGCGCCATTCGCCTTCTATTGGCAGGGACGTTCAGAGCGCCCTACCGGCGGATATGTCATCACCTCTGACGGAAACCTGTTCTGCAACGTCGATAACAACGGCGCTGTCCATTTCTCGGAAAATCCCGCCGATTCCGTCACCGCCAACAGCGTGTGGCGCACCGGGCTTAGCCAGGTCAACAAGGTTGCGGGTTACTGCACGGCTTCAACAATCAAGGTGGCGTGCAACGGCAATCTCGGCTCCACAGGTTCGGGGGTTGTCTTCTCTGGCACGCAGACCCACTGGGATCTCGGCACCAATGGTGCGGGCGCCAATACCATCATGGGCATCAACGAGCGTGTCGCCTTCGGGCCCAACCTGACTTTCACGGATGCCCAGCTCATCGCGATGACGACATAGGAGCCAGACATGGCCACAGGTACAGCAAGCGGCACCGGCGCCATCGCAGCTAGCACGGTCGGCCCGAACTACAAGTTCAATATCGACATCGACATCGCCACCACTGGTTCGGTGGATATCGAAAAGAAGATGCCTTCCGGCGCCTGGATCAAGGTCGTTACCGGCATCACGGCGGACTATTCCAACGTCTGGGACACCCCGGCCATGTCAACGATCCGTCTCAACGTCACGGCGGTCGGCTCCACGATCGAATGGGCGGTCATCCCCGGCGATCTGAAATCCTGATTTTCGTGCAGTGCCTACCCTCAAGCAACAGCAATCATAAGGAAATACCGAAATGACCACTCAGCCCCGTCCGTACAAATCCATCATGGGCAAGCGCATCGGCCTCGGCGCCTATGGCCAGCTTGCATCGCAGCAGCCGACCCAGATTATCGATGTCACGCCGAAGTGCGTCGATGCATCGATCACCGTTTCCGCCGAAGGCACACCGGGCGCCGACCAGCGCGCCATCACCATCACGCTCAAGGATGTCCATGGCAATGCCATCGATTATGCCGAGACCGTCGATATCGTGATGCTGCTCAATTCGGGCGGCACCGACTTCGTTGCGACTGGTGGTTCGACCGGCATTGCGATCGGCGCCTCGGGCAAGCTTCTCGCCATCGTGGCCAAGAAGGTGTTCAAGGCCATCTCGACCACTTCGGGTGTGATCGCCCTCACGTGGACGGATACCGGCACGGAAGCTGCCTTCCTCGGCCTCTATCTGCCGAACGGCATGCGCATCATCTCGTCCACGCTCCAGAACGCCTAATGAACCCACTAACCCGGCGGCGCAACCAACCCGATCCCGCAGAACAGCGCAAGGCTCAGGAAGAAGTGCGCCGCCAGATCGCCTTGGCAGTCTCGATAGCCGAGAAGAAAGCCAGGGAAGAGACGCAACAGGAAGTTCTTGCAGCGCTCTCGGCGATCACCGGCCAATAAAGCTTGGAGGCCAACAAGCTATGTCAAGAGAACGCGAACTCCTCAGGTGCTTCCTACTCTTAAACCGCAATGATTGCGGGCTGTTGGACAAGGAAGATTTCGACGGCCATCAAACCGCCTACTCCCAATCCCACGCAATGGTCGAACTGATCCGGTGGACCGAGGAGTTGTTGGGCGAAACGGAAGACGATGGGTAGGCCGTCCACCTTCTCCCAAGACGTGGCAGATATCATCTGTGAGCGGATAGCCGATGGCGAAAGCCTCCGAGCGATCTGTGGCGATGATGACATGCCAGCCAAGTCCTCCGTCTTTAAATGGCTGAGCGAGCAGGCGTCGTTTTCGGACCAGTACGCGCGCGCTCGGGAAACCCAGGCGGACGCCATTTTCGATGAAATCCTAGACATTGCGGACGATGGTTCGAACGACTGGATGGTGAAGAACACCGCCGATGGCGGTGCGATTGGCTGGCGCGAGAATGGCGAGGCACTCAGGCGCTCCGCTCTTCGTGTCGATGCTCGCAAATGGATGGCTGGCAAGCTGCGGCCAAAGAAGTACGGCGATAAGGTGCAGCATACCGGCGCGGACGGCGAGGGACCAGTCTCCGTAATCATCCAATCCTCGGACGCAGGCCTGCTTTGACGTTCCAACTCACGGCCAAGCAGAAAGCACAGGTCGAACTAGCCTCAACGGACGCCACGCACATCATGGCGTATGGCGGCTCCCGCTCGGGCAAGACGTTTGGTTTCATGCGGGCGGTTCTGTTGCGGGCCCTGGCGCATCGCAGTCGGCACGCTGTTCTGCGCTATCGGTTTAACCACATCAAGGCGTCTGTCATTCTCGACACGCTGCCGAAGGTGATGGAGCTTTGTTTCCCCGGCGTCGATGCCAATTGCAAGCTCGACAAGACGGATTGGTACTACATCCTGCCCAACGGCTCGGAAATCTGGTTCGGCGGGCTGGACGACAAGGAGCGGACGGAAAAGATCCTCGGGCAGGAATACGCAACGCTCTACCTCAACGAGTGTTCGCAGATACCCTATGCCTCGCGCAACATGGCGATCACCCGCCTGGCGCAGAAGACACCGCTCAGGCTCAAGGCCTATTACGACTGTAATCCTCCGGGCATGGCCCATTGGACCTACAAGCTGTTCGTTGAGAAGAAGGACCCTGACCGCCGCACACCGCTGGCGAACCCCACGAACTACGCCGCCATCACCATGAACCCGAAGGACAACGAGGCCAATCTCCCGGCTTCGTATCTGGAGGAGCTTCAAGGCATGTCGGAAGCCATGAGGCGCCGCTTCTGGCTCGGGCAGTTCGCGGACATGTCCGACTCCGCGCTGTGGACGATGGAACTGCTGGATCAGCAGCGCATCGTTGACGGCAAGATACCGGAGATGGTCCGCATTGTCGTGGCCGTCGATCCTTCCGGTGTAGCCGGCGAGGAAGACAAGCGCTCCGATGAGGTCGGCATCGTCGTTTGCGGGCTCGGCAAGGATGGCCGCGGCTACGTCCTGGAGGATATCTCGGGGCGCATGGCTCCCGCTCAATGGGGCGACGCTGCGGTTTCAGCGTTCGATCGGTGGGAAGCTGATTGCGTGGTGGCAGAAAGCAATTTCGGCGGGGCGATGGTGGCGGAAATCATCCGCTCTGCTGCCTCAAAGCGCATTGGTTCGGCGGTCCCATATCGGGAAGTCACCGCATCGAGAGGCAAGATTGTCCGGGCTGAGCCAATCGCAGCCCTGTTCGAACAACAGAAGGTCTCGCTCGTCGGCTATTTCGGTGAGTTGGAAGACCAGCTCTGCGCCATGACAACGGCTGGTTATGTCGGTTCACGCTCGCCTGATCGGGCGGATGCAATGATCTGGGGCCTTGCCTCGCTGTTCCCGGCCATGACGAAGCGTGAGAGCGGTCCGTTGGGACGCCCAACACCAGTCGTCAATGTCGGATATTCGAAGATGAAGAAGAGGCGCGCATGAACCAGAACACCGCTGGCGCTGTCTTGCTGCTGATTTTGGCGGCGGCAGGCCTTCACACCGATACATGGGCCGCTTGGTGGTTCGCTGGCTGCGCCGCTGGTCTAGCTTTCGTGGCGAATGAGGCTCGCGATTATTACGGCAATGGCGGCGGTTATGCTGCGCTCGCTATGGGCACAGGTTTTGCAGTCGCTTCATGGGCCGCCGTGGCCGTCTCTGCCCTTTCGCTGCTCTTCTAGGAGAAACACACATGTCCGGTCTCTTCGGCAAAACGCCAAAACCCGCTGACGCCACGCCAATGCCGGTTCCTGACGATGCTGCGGCCAAGGCGGCTGATCTTCGCCAGCGCCAGCAGATCGCAGCGCGTTCGGGTCGTGCATCCACGATGCTGTCACGCGGCAATGGTGGCAGTGCTGGCACGACAAGCTATGGCAATTCGCTGCTCGGGCAGGCCGGCTAATCGATGGACTCGCGAGCAAAAGAGCTTGTTTCCATCGGGGATAAGCTCTTCGCCAAGAAGAGCCAGTGGGACAGCCTCATGCAAGAGGTTGCCGAATACATCTATCCCATGCGCGGCGACTTCACGCAGACGTTCTCGCTGGGTGATGACTTCTCCGCAGACCTGATGGATTCGTTCCAGGTCCAGGCGCGGGAGACGCTCGGCAACACCATCGGCGCCCTGCTGCGTCAAGGCGAGTGGTTCGCGGTCAAGACCGGCCTCGATGAGATCGATGAAGACCCGGCCAATGCGCGCTGGCTTGAGTATGCCACCAATCATTTTCGCAGGCTTGTCTACGATCGCCGCGCGAACTTCGTGCGCTCGACCAACGAAGCGGATCACGATTGGGTAGCATTCGGCAATCCCGTCCTGTCGGTTGAGGAAAGCCCGGATCGCGCGCACTTCCTGTTCCGCACATGGCATCCCAAGGAATGCGCATGGATGCTGAACCAGGTCGGCAAGATCGACCACAACCAGCGCCTCATGCCGATGACGGCGCGCAACATCGTCAAGCGCTGGCCCAAGGCTGCGCTGCATCAGGGCATCATCGAAGCGTCCAAGAAAGACCCGGCGAAGGAATTCAAGGTTCGCCACATCGTCCTGCCGTTCGAGGAGATTTACGGGGACGACAAGGCCAAGCGACGCCAGTACAAGGACAACCCGTTCTGCTCGCTCTACATCGACTGTGAGCATGAGGAGGTTCTGGGCGAGGGGCCGCTTCCGGTCTTCAACTACATCATTCCACGCTGGCGTACCGTATCGAGCTTCCCGCAGGGGTTCAGCCCGGCCGCCATCAACTCATTGCCCGATGTGCGCATGCTGCAATCGCTGGCCCGCATCCTTCTGGAGCAGGGCGAGAAGGCGGTTGACGCCCCGATGTTCGCCCGTGGAGAAATCTTCCGCGATGCGGTGAACCGCTATGCCGGCGGCATGACCTACGTTGACCTTGAGGCAGACCAGAAGATCCAGGACGCCATCATGACCGAGCCGACATCGAGCGGCTTGGGCTTCGGCATGGAGATGAAGCAGGACGTTCGCAACCTCATTGCCGAAGCGTTCCTCTTGAACAAGATCATGCTGCCGCCGCAGCAGAAGACCGCGTTTGAGACGCAGGCACGGCTTGAGGAGTATCGCCGAGCCATCCTGCCGTTCACCGGCCCGATCGAGAGCGAATACCATCTGCCGCTGTTGGACGTAGCATTCCAGATGGCGGTGCGTAACGACGCGTTTGACATCGACGCAATGCCCAAGGCCCTGAGCAACAAGGACGTAACGTTCACGTTCGAGGGCCCGTTGAACACGGCAGAGGGCAGGCAGAACGTCCAGGCCTTCCAGGAATCACTGCAGATCGTGGCTGGCGCCGCCAAGATCGACAAGACGGTTGCCACGCTCATTGACTGGCAGAAGGCCACCAAGGACGCCGTGCGCGGCACGCAGGCGCCGGCTGACTGGTTCAACGATGAACAGACGCAGCAGAACGCGGCCGACCAGCAGAACACCGTTGACGGTCTTACGCAGGCTGCTGCCGCGCTTCAGGGCGGGGCACAGGTAGGCAAGAGCGTTGCCGATGCGTCCATGGCTCTATCGCAGGCCGGCATGATCTCGGGGCCGCAGGGCGGTGTAACGCCAGGGGCTGGCGCGTGAAGCCACTAATCGCTGCGGTGGTTCTCGTCGCGGTTCAACTGGCGGCATGCACAACGGCCTCGCCAGACATGTCACGTGAAACATCGCTGGCGATTGTGAAACTGGCAAAGGCTCAGAACTAAAACCCCATAGGAGGCAAACTATGGATAAGATTTGGTCCCCGTTTGATATCAACGTCATGCTGCATCATCACTGCAGCATAGAGCGCTTTGACCGGGAAAGCGCGCCGATTTACCTAGAGCGTCGTGATGCGCTGATCGCTGCGGGCCTTCTGGAGTGGCGAGATGGGATACCCCAATCAACGCCACTGGGCGCGGCCCTCGTTGAAATGTGGTGTAGCCAGCCGATCCCGGAGGTTCGTTACATTGATCCGCGTATAGGAGCGCAGGGCTAATGGAAGCCCATGCGCCCGCGCCCTACGACAAAGATATCGTCATGGCCATTCGTGCCGTGATCGCCGGCAAGGCCAATGAGGGCCAGCAGCAGGCGGCCATGGATTGGATCATCCAGCACGCCAGCAACTACTACGACCTGAGCTACCGCAAGAATGACAGCCACGCCACGGCCTTTGCCGAGGGCAGGCGGTTCGTCGGCGCGCAGATCGTCAAGATGCTGAGGAGCGAAACCCTCAAGGCGGTTGAAGGCAAGCCGCCGAAACCAGTTCGAGGCAAGAGGCAAGAGGCAACGGAATGACCGAGGCAAACACCACGGCGGAGGTCGATAAGACCGCTGTCACTACCGACACTACGACCAATACAGCCGAAACCACCACGCAATCGACCACAGCGGCCACCACAGAGGCGGCGAAGACTGCGGACACGGCAACCACCGCGCTCGACAAAGGATCGTCTGGCGAGGCTGAGAAGACCGAAGCCAAGTCGCCATGGGGCGACAACTGGCGCGAGGAAATGGCTGGCGGTGACGATGATGTCGCCAAGGCCATCTCCCGCTACGGTTCTCCTAAGGGTGTAGCGCGGGCTCTGCGTGAGGCGCAGGCGGCTATCCGCTCCGGCCAGCGCACGGCAAAGCCCGATCCCAAAGACGAAAAGGCCATGGCCGAATGGCGCAAGGCCGAGGGCATCCCCGACGATCCGACCGGGTACAAGCTTCCTGACACCGTGATCAAGCGCCTGGTGGACGAGGACAAGCCCGTCCTCAACTCCTTCACCGAGTTCGCCCACAAGAAGGGCGCCCGGCCCGATGTCGTAGAGATCGCGTCGGAATGGTATGTCGAGATGGCTGAAGCCGCACAGGCCAAGCAACTCGAATCCGACAAGATTGCCTCGGAGGAAGCCGAGGACTCGCTCCGCAAGGATTGGGCGCACGGCGAATACAAGGCCAACACCACGATCGCCCGGCGCTTTATCGAAGGCATTCCCGGCGTGGGCGCCAGATGGGCAGAGGCCCGCATTGACGGCAAGCGCCTTGGCGATCTGCCCGAGTTCATCGCATGGGCTGCCGACATGGGCCGCGAGAAGTTCGGCGATGTTGCCTTCACCTCCAGCGATAGCGAAAAGAAGCATACAGCGCGCCGCGAGGAGATCGAGAAAATTATAGGCTCAGACGAATATTTCGAGAAGGGCCTCGATAAAGAATACGCGGCAATCCTGGAAAAGGATTTGAAGCGGCGGAAATAGGGATTGCACCCTGATTCCAATGGGTTATTCTGCGATATGCTTACACAAAGTCGCCTCAAGGAATGCCTGTCGTACGATCCTGAGACTGGAGAATTTCGCGCCCTATCAACGATGGGTGCGCGGCAAGCGGGGTCAGTCGCGGGGTCGAGGCATCCGAAGGGCTATGTCTCCATCACGGTAGATGGGCATCGTCATCTTGGCCACCGGCTGGCGTGGCTCTACGTCTATGGTGTTTTCCCGGTCGGCGATACCGACCACATCAACGGCGTAAAGACAGACAACCGCATTGCCAATCTGAGAGAGGCTACACGCAGCCAGAACATGGCTAATCTTGGTGCCCTGAAAAACAGCAAGAGCGGCATCCGGGGAGTTCGCTTCTTCCCTCGCACCGGGCGCTGGGTTTCTGAAATCAGAGCGAATGGCAGGTCCGTTCATCTTGGATATTTCGCGACGGCTGATGCAGCCGCGCAAGCATATCGTGAGGCCGCCACTCGGTTCCACGGAGAATTTGCCCGCGCCGGCTAAGCCAGCCGTGGCAATTGCAAAAGGTTGAAAGCGGCCACCCCGGAAACGGCCCCGCCAAAACCTTTCATCACCACCAATACGAAAAGCCCCGACAGATAGCGGCCACCCTAGTTCGCTGGCCCCGCGATGCTGACGGCTACCCTTTTGCGTAGCGGCTCACCCTCCAATCGAACTCAAGCTGAAAGGATACCATGATGGCTATTGAAGCCGCCATGATCCAGTACAGGCGCGAATTCGTCGGAGCTTTCGAGCAGCGCGTGAGCCTGCTCAAGGCTATGACGACCAAGGAAGCAGTGATCAGTGGCAACCAGGCCACGTTCCTCGTTTCCGGCTCCGGTACTGACACCGCAGTCTCTCGTGGCACCAACGGGCAGATCCCGTATGGAAATCCCACGAACAACCAGAACACGGCAACGCTTGTCGAAAAGCACGCTCCCTACGAGCTGACCGGGTTCAACATCTTCGCCTCGCAGGGCGACCAGAAGCGCATCATGCAGACCGCGTCGATGGCGGTCATCAACCGCGACATCGATCTCACGCTGCTTGCTGAGCTGGCCAACGCTACCCAGGACTATCCTTCGACGGCGCAGACCGCATCGTTGCAGATGGTTGCTGGCGCGCAGGCCATCCTGGGCAATGCGGATATCCCGGTGGAAGACGAGAACAACATGTTCGCGATCATCTCCCCGGCGTTCCGTGGCTACCTCCTGCAGACGACCGAATTTGCTTCGGGCGACTACGTGGACGTGAAGCCTTTCGGCGGTCCTGCTCGCAGGATGTTCCGCTGGATGGGCATCAACTGGGCGGTCTCCAGCCGCGTCACCGGCCTCGGAACCTCGGCGGAAATCTGCTATCTCTTCCATCGCGACGCCATCGGCTATGCGGTGAACGTGGGCGAGGAGAAAATCTCCATCGGCTACGACGAGAAGCAGGATACGTCCTGGACCCGCGCGACCGTCTTCCACGGAGCAAAAATCCTCCAGAACACCGGCATCGTGAAATGGACTCACGACGGCTCGGCGTTCGTTGCCACGTAAGGAGAACGGACAATGGCTTATGTAGCTGACAACCTCGCAATGGTGTTCGCCCCCGTCGGGGGCGGCATCATCCCGCGTGCCTTCGTCTATCAGACGACTTCCGATGCTGACGCCACGATTGTGGGCGCCGGCTATTTCTCGGATGGCGTCACCAAGGGCATGCGCGTCGGTGATCTGGTCTTCGCGGTTGCGACGACCGGCCCGAAGTACAAGCTCTACCAGGTCGCATCGGTCTCCGGTGCGGCTGCGACTGTCGCGGCCCCTGTCGCGATTACTTGATCTAACTAAAACGGGGGCGGCTCCTTAGCGAGTGCGCCCCCGTTCACTCATCCCAAGCAAGACAGAGGTTCAAATGTCCGTAACCTACAAGGAATCGGCGTTGACGCTGATCAAGGTAACCTTCGGCGGGCTGACTGGCTCGTTCCCTCAGAATGTTAGCGTTCCGGGACTGAAGGTCGGTGATGTCGTTCTTGTCGTGACAACGGCCACCGGCAACATCATTTCCGGTGGCGGCGCCACTGTCGAGGGCATTGTGTCCACTAATGACCAGCTTCGTGTGGTCGGTGTGCTCGACGACTCGTCCCCCTACACCGTGGTTCTGACCCGCATCTAACACCACTTGATCGGCGGCTCGCAGCTTCGGCTGCTGGTTGCCTCCCGGCGGTCGAGGGGGCTGGCCAGATTGCGCTGGCCCCCGAACCGCTCCCAACCCGTGAGGCACACATGAAAATCCCCGCGAATACGGCGCTCAACAGCGCCGACTTCACCCGCACGCTTCGTCGCATGGTTGTCCCCAATTCCATGACGATGGAAGAAGTTTCCATCCCCGGCAACTGGGCGAACGTCTTTTCCAAGCTCAAGGCACATGACGAGGTGATCGTCACGCCCGAGGATTTTTCCTGGCGCCTGCATCTGCTGGTTACGGAGACCGGCGTCGGCTGGGTCAAGACCGCGCTCCTGCATGCGATCGATCTTACCAAGGGCGTTGCCAAGCAGCCCTCCGTTGAGCTTCCCGGCGATGTCCCCGAGGACGCGCCTGCTGCTCCCGAGGGCTACGTGGTCAACTTCGCTCCCGCCCACAAGTGGCGCGTGATGACCAATGACCCGCATCTGGTGGTGAGCAAGGACCACAAGACCCGAGCCGAGGCCATCCAGGCGGCTATTGTACACTCCAAGAAGGCTTCCGGTCTCGCCGCATGACCACGATCGCATTTCGTTGGGGTGTACTGGCGTCGGACAGCATGTGTTGCCGTGGCAGTTGGATAAATCCTTACCCGGCGGAAAAGCTCTTCAGGCTTCCCGATGGCGGCGTGGCGGGTGTCACCGGCGAATATGCCGAGGCTATGGGTTTTGTAGCGTGGCTACAGGGCCATGAACAAGCCGATAGGCCACCGCTCTCAGAAGCGTCAGTAATCCGCCTCCACAAGGACGGCTCGCTGACAATCTACGAAGGCAGCGCTTCGTACGACATCAAGCCTGATTTCGCGGCTTTTGGCTCCGGCGGTATGGCGGCAAATGCTGCCATGTACATGGGTGCCGACGCAGCCAAGGCCATTGAGGTTGCCTCGCTGCTCGATGACGGAACGGGCGGCAAGATCGTCACCATGAAGTGCGAGATCTGAATGGCCACGAAGCTCGGAATCTACAAGGCGGCATTGCGCTATCTCGGCAACGCGGCCGGTGTGGCAAGTCTCACCGAGGCCAGTCCGGCCCGCAATGCGCTCGATGATGCATGGCAGGAATCCGGCGAATACATGCTCGCCAAGGGCCTGTGGAACTTCGCCATCCGCGCTTCCGAGTTCCAGCACGACGAGGATGTCGAGCCGCTGTTCGGCTATCAGTATGCGTTCTCCAAGCCGGCTGATTGGGTGCGCACCGTCTCGATCTCCAGCGACCCGGCATTCCAGGTCGGGTTTGAGGACTACAACGACGAGACCGACTACTGGTACGCCAACGCCGATCCGATCTATGTCCGCTACATCTCCAACGACGATGATTACGGCTGGAACATCGGCAAGTGGCGCGAGCCGTTCGC